ATGGCTTTGCAAAATTGACGGGCGCTCAGCGGGCCGCAGGGGCAACCGCCCCTGTTGCTGTCACGGCATCGGGCAGCGTAGTCTTGCCTGACGGAACAGAGATGATGGGGTCGGCATCTGGAAACATTGGAGCAACTGGTAGCGCTGGTGGCGTGCTGAGCGGAACGTACCCGAACCCTGGCTTTGCAGTTGACATGGCGACTCAGGATGAGTTGAACGCGGTGGCTACTGCAAAGGCCGATGCAGCCCACGCGCACACAGCGGCAAACATCAGCGATTCGACGGCGGTGGGTCGTACTGTGCTGACTGCGCTTGACGCTGCTGCTGCGCGGGCTGCCATTGGAGCCGGGACAAGTTCAACCACCGGGACGGTGACGGCCGTAACCGGGACGGCCCCCATCACATCAACTGGTGGCACTGCGCCTGCAATCGGCATCACTGCTGCCACGACTTCTGCGGCAGGTTCGATGTCTGCGGCTGACAAGACCAAGCTGGACGGAGTGGCTACCGGCGCGAACAACTACACGCACCCAGCGAACCACCCACCGACCATCATCACCCAGGATGCCAGCAACCGGTTTGTGACCGACACCGAGAAGGCCACCTGGAACGCCAAGGGCGATGTGACGCTGACCGGCACACAGACCCTGACAAACAAGACGCTCACCACGCCACTGGCAACCGGACTGCGCGAAACCCGCACAGCGATGGGCGCAAACGCCATTGACCTCGCCACGGGCAACTTCTTCAGCAAGACGATCAGCGGCGCGACGACCTTCACGGTGTCCAACGTGCCAGCAACCGGGACGGCTGCGACTTTCATCCTTGACCTGACCAACGGCGGCTCTGCTGCGATCACTTGGTTTGCGGGTGTGAAGTGGGCTGGTGGAACCGCGCCAACGCTGACGGCTGCTGGCCGGGACGTGCTGGGCTTCTTCACGCATAACGGCGGCACCACTTGGACTGGCCTGCTCATGGGTAAGGATGTCCGATGAGCGCCCGCGATTTGGTCATGGCTGCTGCTGGGGTGCCGACTGGCCCGGCGATTGGGCAGGTTGAGTACACCACAGCCGGTACACACACATGGGTTGTGCCTGCTGGCGTGACCAGTGTGTCCGCTGTTGCCATTGGGCCAGGCGGCAACTGTATTGGGGCGAAAGGTGCTGGCGGTGGTGCTTTGACGTATGTGAACGGTTACACCGTAACCCCTGGATCTAGTTACACGATTGTTGTCGGCAGTGGTGGATCAGGTGCCTCAAGCACTGCATTCGGAATGATTGCTGGGGGCGCTCCAAGCAACGACTCAGGACTCCCAGGATTCGCAAGTGGTGCCTACACGGTTGGCGTTACTGGTGGCTATGGTAGCTCTGGTGACTATGGCGGCGGCGGCGGTGCTGCGGGGTATGCTGGGCAGGAAGGCGTCGGCGGCGGCGAAGGTGCATCTATAGAAGAGCAGGATGGGCGGGAAGGTGTCGGCGGCGGCGGCGGCGGCGGCGGCGGATACAGCGAACATACAGGGTACGCAGGCAACGGTGGCGGTACTTGCTTGAGAGGACAAGGGGCAAGTGGAACTGGTGGACTTGCTGGGTTCGACGGTGGGCAGGGTAGTGCACATGCCGGTAGCCCGGCTACCACTTCGTTCTACGGTGGCGGTGGTGCACTCTACAACGCAGGTGGCTCAGGCGGCGCAGTCCGAATCATCTGGCCCGGAAATCTTCGCCAGTTCCCATCAACCCGCACAGCAGACGAGTGACGCAATATGTGGATCAATCCAGAAACCCAACAGACTTTTGCAAACCACAGCGAGATTCGCGCAGCGTATCCGCAAGTGTCGTTGCCTGCCGAACTGAGCGACGAGCTCATTGCCTCGATGGGGCTTGTGGCGATTGCGCCACCCGCTCCGCCACCTCCAACAGTGGCCGACTTTGACGCCGCGCTGACGCGACACCTGGACGCGACAGCCCAAGCCCGCCGCTACGACAGCCGCATCACCTGCACCCTGCGTGCCGGTTATCCAGGCCCGTTTCAGGCTGAAGGGCAGGCGTTCGCGCTGTGGATGGATGCCTGCAATCTGGCCGCGTACACGCTGCTGGCCGAAGTGCAAGCTGGCGCCCGCCCGCCGCCTGAAAACACGCAGGTTCTCATTGAAGCCCTGCCGCCCATGATGTGGCCGGAGTAAAGCCGTGAAACGCCGCCTGCTGAACATCGCCATTGCTTTCGACCAGCTTGCCTGGGTGCTGCTGACGCTGGGCAACGGCCTGCCGGACGAAACCATTTCTGCTGCCGCGTGGCGCATGGAGAGCCAGGGGAAATTGGCTGGCAGGCTTTTCCGGCCTGTGGTGGATGCTCTGTTTTTCTTTGATCAAAACCACTGCCTGAGCGCATGGCAGTCTGAGCGCAACAAACAACAACTTCCGGGGGTGTACCGATGACACAGCCACAAGATTACCAGCCGTTGGACGGTGAATTGTGCATTGCTTGGAGCGCATGAAAATGAAGGCAGAGACGATTGAAACAGTCACGGCGGTGGCGCAAAAAACAACAATCGGGGGCAGCATTATGGCGCTGTTCGGCGGCATCACAGCCACAGAGCTGGCGGCAGTAGGTGGCCTTGTGCTGGCCGTCCTTGGCTTCTTGGTGAACCTGTACTTTCAGTGGCGCGAAGACCGCCGCAAGAGCGAGGAACACATCATCCGGCTGGCATCGTTTGACCGCCGCATTGGTGCCGATGATACGCGGCCAGCACGCAAGCGCGTTGAGCGGCGCAGAGGTGATGCATCGTGATGTGGTGGAGCTTGTCAATTCTGAGCATGGTAACGCCGCGCATGTGGTGCCGGTTTGTCGTTCCGTGGGCACCTTGTCCGAGTGAGAAACGTGAGGGTGAAAAATGAAAACCAGCAACAGGGGATTGTCCCTTATCCGGCGCTTCGAGGGCTTCAAAGGCGTGGCTTACCTGTGCCCAGCGGGCGTTCCTACAATCGGATGGGGCACGACTGAAGGCGTAACAATGGACGATGTGCGAAACAAGCGCAGCGTAAACCGTGACGAAGCCGACCAGCTTCTGATGCGCCACCTTGTCAAGTACGAGGCGGCGGTACAGCGTGCGCTGGGTGACTGCAACCAGAATGAGTTTGATGCGTGCGTTTCGCTAGCCTACAACATTGGCACCGCCGGGTTTGCCACGTCAACAGTGGCCAAGGCGCATCGCCGGGGCGACAAGCTGGCGGCATGCCGTGCGTTCAGCTTGTGGAACAAAGCCACCGTTGCAGGCAAGCGGCAGGCGCTGGCTGGCCTTACTGCCCGCCGCGCTGCTGAGGCTGCACTGTATGCCGAGCCAGTGTTGCGCAGTATTGCCGACGAGCCTGAGCCAATGCCACAAGCGGTAGAGCCAGAACGACCAATGACAGCCAGCACTATCAACCGCGCATCGGTGGCCGCTGGAACGACTGCCACACTTGCAGCCGCTGGCGAGGCTTTGCAAGCGGTGCAAGGTGTGCGATCTGGGATGCAAGGGCTGGATGGATGGATTGTCCCGGCGCTGCTGGTTGTTGTGGTTGCCCTGTGCGGGTACATCATCTGGGAGCGGGTAAATGCCCGTCGTCAAGGCTGGATGTGACGATGATTGCGAATTGGTCTAGGTGGCGTGGTAGCGGCTCGAACAACATCCCATCCGTACCTAGATATTCGCATAACGCTGCATTCCTTGGCAACTTGCGCACGATCCACAGCGCAGCCGAAAACCGCATGCTGACACTGGTGGCGATTGCGCGGAGCGGTGGAACGGGTGAGGATGATGCTGATGATGCGAGTTTGGAAAAACCGTGATATAATAACTCCTGTTTTCGACCGTGTATTTCGGCACCCCATGCCTCGGTAACTCGCCACAAGTTGCCGTGGCACCATCTAAGCCGCCAGCATGTAAAAGTGCTGGCGGCTTTGCTTTTTGCGTGATACAATCCATCCCGGAACCTTGATTGACTTGACCCTGATGCTGCTTGCGGTATCGGGGTTTCTTTTTTGCGCCATCGGGTGTAAAATGGCTATGTCGCGGATAGGCTGATCCCCGAAAAGCAGAATTTGCCACTGTCTGCCGCGATATTCCTTGGCATTCATGAAAGGTAAATCATGACGAAACTACTTGTCATTGAATCCGTGTCGATCCGTCAGGATGCCCACGACGATGTGCTACTAGCTTTTGATCAATACGCAAGGCAATTCACATACAACAATCACAAAGCTGAGCCAAGTAACTTTCCAAAAAGCTTTCCTTGGTTTAAAGCTGGATATTTAGCTGGTGTTGCCGCTGTAAATAATATGCAGCAGATCGAAAAATGAACACCACCGCCATAGCCTGCCTAGCATCCGCAGCCATCGCAGCAGCTGGTGCATGGGCATATCAGGGCCACCGATACGATGCGCAACTGGCAGAGCTGATGGTGGACATTGCCATCCGCAACGGCATTGCGATGGGGCTTGAATACAAGGCCATTTATCAGCTGGCTAAAGAGCGGGTAAAACACCTGGTTCCATCCATTCAGTTGATCAAATGACCGCCTACTACAACGAAATCGACCCTTCCGCAGCGCAATGGCTGCGCAACCTAATCGAAGACGGCAACATCGCGCCGGGATATGTTGACGAACGGAGCATTGAAGATGTTTTCCCCAGCGACCTGCGTGGATTCACGCAATGCCACTTTTTTGCCGGAATCGGCGTGTGGAGCTACGCCCTGCGCCAAGCCGGTTGGTCAGATGATCGACCTGTTTGGACTGGTTCCTGTCCGTGCCAACCTTTCAGCGCGGCAGGCAAAGGAGCTGGGTTTGATGACGAGCGGCACTTGTGGCCAGCCTTCCACCACCTCATCGGCCAGTGCAAGCCTGCAATCGTCCTTGGAGAGCAGGTTGCGAGCAAAGACGCAGACACTTGGATCGACCTTGTACACACTGACATGGAAGCCTTGGGTTACGCCTTCGGGGCGATCCCGTTCCCGTCTGCGGGCATCGGTGCGCCGCACATCCGCGACAGACTTTACTGGGTGGCCGACACCGAGCAGCACCTTCGTGGATCACAAGCCGCGCCCACCAATCATGGGCAACAGGAAGCCGACAGACCCGCAGATCGGACTGGCGGATGTGGCGTACTGGATGGCCGGATGGCCGACACCGCAAACACTAGCACCAGCAAAAAACGGTTACAGCGAATCAGGGAGCAGCGATTACACGCGCAAGGTGGATGTGGCTCTTGGAATGAGGGAGGAAGTGAATGGGCCACGCAAAATGCTGGAATGGTCGCACGCACCGGCCCGACTAACGGCCACTGGCGAGATGCTGACTGGCTCCTGTGCAGGGATGGAAAGTGGCGGCCAGTTGAACCCGGCACATCCCCGCTGGCTCATGGGGCTACCGCCAGAGTGGTGCGCCTCCGCGCCTACGGCAACGCGATCAACGCGAAAGCCGCGCAAGCCTTCATTGAGTGCCTGATATGACCACCACCGCCATAGCCTGCCTAGCATCCGCAGCCATTGCAGCAGCTGGTGCATGGGCATATCAGGGCCACCGCTACAATGCGCAACTTTCCGATGTGCGCCGTGAGTACCTGCAACGTGATTTCAAAGCCTTGGAGGCTCAATATGCTGAAACTGTACGCTATCAACAAAAAGCGGATACAGCGGCTAAGAATGCGGCGGCTCGTGTTCGTAGCCTTGCTGCTGACCGTGATATTCTTCGCGGGGCTGTTGAGCGGTTGCGCAACGACCTCACAGCCAGCGGTAACGCAGCCACGGATACAGGAGCCACCACAACCGACAATGCAGCAGCCGCAAGAGTCGTATCAGCAGAGTGTGCTGACGCTCTTGCAACGATGGCAGGCCATGCTGACGGGTGGCGAAGTGAGGCAATGACGTTGCGCGAAGCGTGGCCCAGGTGATTTATGAACAGTTATGCTGTGCGCCATAAAAGACAAAGCCCCTTGACGGGGCTTTTTTTATGCATTGCTAGGCTCTGGCCGCAATAAATCGCGCCCATTACCACGCTCATATTCTCCAGTCCAGTTTTTCTCAATAAACCAACAGTCAGTATTTCTGTCTCGTTTGTTTGAGTCAAAATGTACGCCTATTACTCCGCTTCCTACTGTTGTTATGTACCCAGGGCCGTGAATTCTGCACACAACCCGTGAGCCAGGCTTTGCCCATTCTGGATAGTTTGTCATTTTCAGTTTCTTTTGACTGCATCAATCCCAGCCCTCACAATGTCATGCATGCCAGGGTATTTCCATTGCGTGACAAACACACCAGCTTTTTCCATAATGTCGCGTGCTTGATTGATTGCAGCCAGTTGCTTTTCAGTGTACTTTTCCAGTGTATGCGCAGGCTGCACCCGGTTTGCTTCCATCATCGCATCTACCATTGCCTTTTCGGCAATTGACGCTGCCGCAACGAATGCCGCCGTGTCTGGTGTCACATCGTAGTGATACCGCCTTCCACCTTCTCCGTACGCATGCACAAGGCGAAACGTGTTGACCTTCATAGCGTCAACGATGTGGTAGTCGTTGATATGCGAGTAAGCCAGCTGGTAGCGTGGCCGTGTGCCGTGCATGGTGCGGGTGTACAGCCCTTCTGCGGGCTGTTCTGTGCCTTTATGCGTGGTCATGGCTTTATACCGTGGGCGGCTTCGATGGCGGTAGCGTATTTGACAGCACCAGAACCAGTTCTGACGCGCATATTGCAATCCAGTGCAATACGCAGCTTTTGGTCTGTTGTTAGAGGTGTGCGTAAGCTTGTTATCTGCAACTTCAGCGCCTCGTTTTCAGCATGAAGGCGGCGCAGTTCTTCGGCCATTTCACACCCGATGGAAACGTGCCGCCGTGTTGAGATTGCGGCATCCCATGCGTCAGCCAGCCGCAAGGCCTCGGGTTGTTGCGACATGATCACACCTGCGCAGGAATGCGGTACTGTTCCAAATCACCGCCAGACGTAATCAGCGCCTTCACCCAGTTTGGCTTGCGGCCTTTTGGTGATTCCGTCCACACCTCGCCATTGGGGCCGCGATGAGTTGGCTCTTTAGGCTCTCTTGGTTCTTTTGGCTTGCGTTTCTTATTGGCCTTGACTTCTGCAAACTCAAGTTCAGCAGCGGAAATTCTGAATTCCTTGATGTACCCATTGCACATGGCGATGGCAGCAAGGCGCGACTCATCGCGCAAGGCCCTGGCCTTTTCTTGCAACTCTGCGATGGCTTGGTTGATTTCATCAAGTGATTGTGTTGTGGTTGCTTCTGTCATGTCGTGATCTTTCAAAATTTGTTAACGGGCTTCAATTGTAAATCAATTTTCGCCACAAGTTGATTCAGTTTTTGAATTCTTGTGTCTTCGGTGAAAATCAAACCTGGCTGCTGCGGCTTGTCCGGGTTCGCCTGCCAGTATTTGATTTTTTGCTCCGCACGGTCTATGCGTTTTTTGCACGCATCGCGCAGGGTGTTTAGTTCGTCCGGTGTGAATGGTTGTGTCATTGCATTGCCTTTCCGATTTCAGCGGCTGCGCGTACGATTGTGCGGCATGTGGCAAGCAATGGTGTTGTGTCTTTGTGCAATTCGACCACTGCATCAATAAAAATACCACGCTGCCACATTTCCGCATCAACCAGCGTGAACATGCCATCGTCAATTTTCACAGTCATGTACAGCGAGCATGCCAACTCCATTGCATCTAATGCGCTGATCAGTGGATTCCACACCTTACCCAGCTGATGCGTATCTGACGCAAGCTGTGGCACGCCATCCACCCAACGTGCGATGGTTAAGCCTGCCGCTTTGGCAGCAAACTCCAACCATTCGCGGTCATTGTCCATTTTTTATCTCCATGTGTTTGTCGCACACGTAACGCTTGCCATTGTGAAACGCAGGCACTGGACGCAGCCATTGTGTTTTGCTTGCGCTGTACGGGTATCTCATGACCCAGCGGGCGCAGGTACAGCATGGTGTGACGGCTTGCAGGTTCTCATCAAGCACAGCATTGCAGCGTACTACATTGTTTGGCAATGTCATTCTTCCGCCCCTTCGCGCACCAGTGCTACAGCCAGAGTTTTACCGTCGTTTGTAGCATGCACTCGCCAGCCTGGGAATTCTGGAAATGAAACCACCGTGTCAACACTGCCGCTATTGTCTCCGACATAAATCATAGGGCATTTATCATGGTCTGTTGTCCAACCTGACACATATGAATATCCATCTACATCGATATAAAAGCACACGGCATCCGGGCCACCGACAACGCAATAACCGTAGTCGTGCCACAGTTTTACATCACCCTGATTATTGATCTTGATTGGTGTTGTTCTGCGTGTCATTCCATCGCCTCCCCAATCATCCCTGCGCAGCGTAGAACGGCCATGCGTGCGGCCAATCTTGCGTCATTGCCGATGGTTTCGTTCGCGCACTGTGAATTGCCTTTTGCATCCCACGGCGAATGAGCCACAGCGCACGGCACGCTATTGACATCTGCAAATTCCAGGTCGATCCGGCACGCCACTTGCAGCATGCGGCTGTCTCCGTCATCGTCGGCAAGCCTGACAATCACGGGCGCGTCATCAATCCAAACTGACACCATGCCAGCAACCGGCCCAATCCTTTTGATGCGCCATCCTGACGCTTTGCAGGCGTTGTTGATCAGAGTTTGCAATTCTTCGTCGGTCATTTTTGATCCTCATATTGCTTGATGTACTGAAAATTTCCACCGCGAAATTCCAGCTTGTATCCGGTGCCAAGATCAGGGCATGGGTGAATAGTTAGCATGCCATCCGGCACCCGTGCCAGCGGTTCCCAGCCAGCAAAATCAGGCCTATTGCTTGCCGTGACCGTGCCAATGATGGCGACACCGTAGCGGGTCAAGAGATTGCATTTCACACCGGATGGCGGAGCTGTGTCTGTGACTGCCATCCAATGCCGATCTATGCTGACTGCCACGTTTCCGGTGTGGTTTAAGCGGTGTGTTGTCATTCATCAACCTTTTCCAGCGCCTTCATCATCCGAGCCGCCTTGGCCTTGACCATCGCTTGATACGCGACCATCACATCCTCACGCATCCGAGGATTCATTTCCTGCACAAGATCATGAGCCACTTTGTCAAGGCATGAATTCGCCAGTTCTTTCACGCGCTCCCTGAGTTTCGCTGTGAATTGATACCCGGTAATTGTGTCCTTGATCAAACCTGAAACTGCAATCTCAAGTTCTTTTTTGGCACTGGCTTCAATTTGTGCATCGTCGATTTCAAATTGCATTATTTCCTCCATTCAATTTTTCCAGCATCACGCGCCATGCTCAGGATTTCGTCGCGGGTCATTCCAAAATATCCATCTGCTTATCAGCCCTGAATGCAGCAAGTTCATCCTGGTACATCGTTGGATACCTCTTGCGCAGCTTTTCGATGTTGATAGCCGCAACTTCTTGCATGCTGACACCGAGCGCATTGCAGGCCAGTGCGACATACCACAGCAAATCACCCAACTCCTCCACAGCATTCTGATTGTCAAGCGGCTGCGAATATGCCCAGTGCTTTTTGATGCAGTCTGCAAATTCCCCGGCCTCGCCAGTCAGGCCAAGGGCTGCATGCAGCAAATCGTCTTGCACTTCCATTGGCTTTGCTGTACGCATTGCCAGTTGTTGATATGTATCAAATCCGTTCATTTTTTTTCCTTGTCTGTAACTGTTTCAAGAAACCTTCGCGCTTTCTAGCCGCGATTGTGTTTTTTGCATTTCAATTGAGGCATGAATAATGCTTTCAACCGGCGCTGCTTTAACAATCTCAATCGCTCGGTCTATAGCTACTGTCCACCCGCGCACCAGATCGATCGTGACCATGCACCCAGACGTTGCGCACTGTGTCGCTGCGCTGATTGCACCGCGAATGATGCGCACGTCCGGTGTGTCGATATTGCGCACTGCATGCACATGCGCAAAACCGGCGAGTTTCAGCATCACGGCCATTCCGTTCAGCAGTTGACCGTCAGACTCTCCGATGTTGATCCATGCCCTGAGCTTGTCGTGTCCCAGCTTTTGCAGCCACACAGCGCGGGTCTTTTCAGCTTCTGCGTTGATCTTGGCCTTCTGCCGGTCTGCATCGCTT